ATAATGTCCTTGTCAAAGCCCATAGCCGCTAGTTCGCTACGAGTCATCAACTTACGATGAGCCACAAACGGGCTATCTTCAATCGTTCTAGCCGACTTGCTAATCAGGAATTCTTCAGGTGGTACGTTCTCAATCTTGACGCAGCCGTATTTCTTGACCTTCTTTACCTTTACCGAATACAACGGAATCTGAATCGGCATTCCCATAGGGTCAACGCCACCATCGATCAACTCGACGTTCTGGCTAGTCACCTCAATGGCAGGATCAGATAGCAGCATGGCTAACTCATCCTCGGTCAGATTCTTGTAGCTTTCCTTGTTGACATCTTCCTTGGCATCCCAATAGGCTTTGACCACGCCAACCTTTGCCATTAGCGCATCTTTGAACCAGTTATGCAGGATGATTAGCCCATCATTCTCACGATAAAAGACCCAATTACAGTAGTCTGTGGCTTGTTTAGCTGACTGCTCGTCATCAGGAGTCTGAGGCTCGAAACTAACAATATCCTCGGTGGTGGTGAATACCCGAATAAGTTGAGGCAAAGCACCATCGATAGCCTCTGCTACCTCGCCAGTTACGATCTGGCTTCTACCCTCTACCTCGTTGCCATACGGATAACGAAGATAGTATTCGAGAGCCTTAGCCCTCTGGTCGGTCGTTTCGGTGTCGATGTATCCAATTGAGTTATCAATCTCGTTATCTAGGATACTTTTGATTTCACCTTGATCCATCTTCATAGCAAACCCCTAAGATTTTGCTAATTATACAATCCATTTCGTTGAAATTGGCAATGCTGACTGCCATGAGGAATCAGTCTCGTCAAGACCTATCGCTAGGTAACGGAAGGCATCCGAGTAGTGGCTAGACCAATCATGCAAAGGCTTCTCATAGAATATCTGCCTACGCTCGTCATGCTCTCGACGATAGTTCCGTAGCGCATCTAGTCCGTTCTTTGTTCTCGGATTGAACCAGCATCTAGGCAACATACGTCGCACAGCCTGAATCCCGTCGGCAACGCTAAGTCTCGGAGCAACCCTGATGTTAAGTCCAGCTTCCTCCAGCACTTCCTTACGACTCTTGCCTGTTCCGAGTTCTCTAACCTGTACGTCATGGGGCAGGATTTGCTCATATTTCTCATAGCCGTTATCCCTCAGCCAGCCCACATACCAGTCCAGACCTACGCCATGATTCTCGATGCAGTCAATAAGTCGGACTTCTTTCCCTGCCAGTTGAGCAATCCATATCGCAGTCGAATCACCCATGCCCAAATCCCAAGCAGCGTAGCTACGGCACAAACTATCGTTAGGAAAGTCGCTAATACGACCATTGCTCTCAAGATCGTTAATGAGCTTGCCATAGTAAGACCCCTCAACCGCTGCGTTAAAGGAACACTCGAACTCTTGGTTATACCTGTCCTCGCCCATCTCTCGATAGGCTGCTTTCAGTTCTGAGTCGGGTAGAACTCCTGTCTGACTAGCCTTGAACTCTAGATATTTCCATCCCGGCTCAGCCTTGGCTCTGTCGGCTAAAGTGGCGAAATGGTTAGCACCGCGAGGAGTGCCAATGAAGCAAGCCCACCCAAGACGGTCGGCAAGAGCAGGTCGGACAATTTCGTTCCAAACACGTGGATTCTGATCGCCAACCTCGTCGATAACCACGCCGTCATAGTACTGACCACGAAGGCTATCAGGATTGTCAGACCCGTAAAGACTAATCCTACGCCCATAAAAATCAGCCCGTAGCTCAGATACATTGTAGGTAGCTCCCAACGGTCTAGTGTATTTCTGTAAATAATCCCACGCCACCCTCTTAGCCTGTCCATACGTCGGACAGAGGTACGCGAACCTTGGGTCTGGCTTGTCGCACTCGATAGCGGCTTTGATGAGATGGTTAATCGCTGAGACTGTTTTACCAAGTCTCCTATGCGCTACCACCACAGTAAAACGATGCTGCTCAATGGCATCATGTATCTCTAGCTGCTGCGCTCTAGGCAGGTAGTCGATAACTATCTCTGTCATGCAGTCTTTTGATACCCGCAGTTCAGACACTTGCTATTGACCAGAAATGCGCTGCACATAGGGCAATTAGTCGGCTTGTAACTCATTTCTTTCCACCCCACTTGATAACCATCTCTTGAGCTTCCCCGTCCTTACCCGTTACTTCTGTCCTAGCTAGCTTAGGTATATGGTACTCAGACAGCTTGTTCATTAGGTCTAGTGCCTTGTACGGGTCTTCTGCTGCGACCTCGTTTAGCCACTTGTCCATGTTAGGCGCATTACGCTCTAGTAGATTAGCAATAGCCTCTCTAACGATTGCTGTGGACTTATTAGGCACTCCTTTAGGTCTGCCCGGCCCTGCTAGTCCTTCTCCGATTTTTGGCGTTTCTTTAACTTTATTTGTTTCCACTTTGGCATTACCTTTCGGTGTCATGCACCATAGATTTGTTGATACATATCCGGTCTATGAGCCTTGATCCACTCTCTCGGCTCCTCATGGCATTTCTGGTAGTCCATCCCTACTGTTTGACTTCCGGCATGATGAACATACGCCCTGCTTACGAAATGCCTGTAACCCGCTTCTTGCAGGTCATGGCAAATTATATTATCTGAATACCAATTAGTGCTAGGAAACTTTGCTGTATCCCAAGCCTCTCTCGTTATCGTGGCAAATATGGGTGCTATTACCTGAGTTTCCTTAATCTTTGCCTCACTAGCCCAGTAAACACCTTCCTGCCTATCATCATGCACAGGGAATCTAATGTTCTGATCTGGCAACACGTAGTCGCTTCTCGCACCTAAGAAACCTATCTTCTGTCCGTTTTCCTCAAGAATCCGTTTATCCTCGCCCAATAACTCGATTGTTTGCGGATTCAGAACGACATCATCGTTAGCCACAATCAATGAATCGACTGCGACCCTTCCAAAAACGTCGCTGATGGCTTCATTATATGAGTCTCCAAAATTTCTACCAGTATTGGGTCTGACGATAACATTGGGCAAGATTCGTCGGAATCTCTCTCCTCTGGCAATGTCAACGCTATAAACGTAAACCGGGGTGGTAGGTGCATATACCTTGATGCTTTCCAGCAATACCGAGATACCCGGATTGCTTACGTGACAAATGACTATGGCTTGCATAAAACGACTCTCATGCTATCTACAGCCCTCGGAGTCCTAATTACTTCATCGTCTGGTTGTCTAGTTATTAACTTCTGACCTAGTTCTGACAGGTCAAACGCCAATTCCTTGAGCTTAAATCCTTTTTCCCAACCTAGATACCAAGCCCAATCGGTGTAGTACAACCAGCTATTCTCGTTAAACGCTCGTACATGAGTCGGGTCTTGCCATGCCCCTAAACTCAGGTCATAAGGTACGCTAATATGAAACTCACCACCAGACTTCAGTAAGTCATAGCAGTTTTTCATCGCAGAAACTAAGTCAGGGATATGCTCTAAGACATCGTTAGCAATGATCTTCTCGAACATCTCAGGCTGTATCGTCATCGATCCCCATCGGGTATCAATCTTAGCCCCGAAATGCACCTTAGAAATATCTACCCACCAATCCGGGTTAGTCCTCTGCTGAATATCGGCATTGACGCAATCCTCTCGCCAATCCTTACCAGAGCCTAAATTAAGCGTTACAGGCTGCAATTAGCTCCTCCACATTGTCTGAACACAGCAACGGAATTAAATCGCGTATACGCTCGTCTGGTAGCTCCCACCAAGGTTTCTTACGAAGCCTCTCTATCTGGCTCAACGTAAATCGGAGCTTGATAACCTTAGCCGGATTCCCACCGACTATTGCATAAGGAGGAACATCTTTCGTTACAACGGATTTCGCAGCAACAACAGCACCATCGCCTATCGTTACCCCTGACATAATCGTGCAGCCCGATCCTAGCCAGACATCATTCCCAATAACAACATCACCCTTAGTAGCTGGATGTCCTTGACCATGATGCGGAAATTCTTCTTCATGGATATGCCCGAAAGGGTAAGTCGTTATCCAGTCTACCCTGTGGTTTCCACCGATAAATATCTCGACGTTATCGCCAATCGAGCAAAATGACCCGATCCTTACGTCTGCACCCTCTCCCCAATCTCGGAGCCGGATATTCTCTAAACCGTAGGTGTATCTCACCACTTAACTTTATTAGCCCAATACGCAGCAGACATCTTGCCCTTCTGGATATTCTCGGCGTGACGAGCCTTAAACGACTTTCGACGGGCTTCCTCCGACTTAGATTCACCTTCCCTAGCCGGAGAACCTGACACACCCTGCTGCCCGAATCGGATTAACTTGACCTGCTCCCCCTGCTTGGCGAGAACAGCATGGCTTTTCGTAGGATGACTCGGAGTCTTTTTAGGCTTGTTATAGCCAGCAAATTCCTCCGAACCACGCTTAATCGCCATTCTTCTTACCCTTCTTTTTGCCCATAGGGATTTTGATTTCAATCTCTATCTCATTCACACCGTTCTTTTTCTTTTCTTTCTCGTCCTCAAGATACTGCTTTAGCAATTCCTTGTCGGACATCTTCTTCCCGTTCTTCATCATTTCTTCTTCCCCTTAGCAGTTTTAGCCGCTTCTTTGAAAGCTTTAGCAGTCGGCGCACCTTCTGATCCCGGCTTACGCATCTTTTCCTTGCTGCCAGCTTCTATACGCTTACGCTTGGCATGAATGTTGGCATAGAGTCCGGGCTTCATTTCTTTTTGCCTTTCTTAGCCATACCCGCCTCGCTGAGTGCGATAGCTACGGCTTGCTTAGGATTCTTAACTACTAGCCCACCCTTACCAGAGTGCAGAGTACCCTCTTTGTACTCACCCATAACCTTGCCGACCTTCTTTTGCGCCTTAGACATCTTTTTCATTTAGCAACCCCATCAGTTCATCCTGAAGCTCTGCCTCAGTCACACCATATCGACGTTCAAAAGCCTTACGACCTAACCCATGATAGCCAGTATTTCCTCGATGATGCTCAGGACATAAAGGCAAAACATTGTCGTGAGAGTTCCGAACTCCCATTCCTAGCCCCATACCTCGTACATGGTGAATCTCTGCTGGAGTGCCGGAATAACCATTTTTATAACAGATTATGCACCCAAAGTCAGCCACTTTAGCTAGGTATTTTCTGTCGCTTTTTCTCATCGATTCGCTTGGCTCTCTCAGGATCGTAGTCAGCCATATTATCCACCTCATCGCAGCTAGGGCAGTAATACATACTCTCGCCACTTACCGCACAATGACCGCCGGGAATCTCTACCCAATCATCAACGTAGCCACAAGCACAGCATTGCGCCAAATCTGAATCATCTATCTCGTTCATATCAATCTCCACAAAAACAATCAATTGAGTCATCTAGCATATCGATTTGTTGTCCTACATATTTGTGCATCTCGGAATAACTAGGACGATCTTTCCGAAATCTAGCTCCTGATCCAAATGTTTTATCGCTAGTCTGAACTAAAGTTTCCATCCTAGCCCACCAGATAGCCCTCTCTGGCTTTTCTTGGATTAGGCTTAACGTCTGCTGATAGCCCTTCAAAAAGCATAAATCGCAATTGCCATGCATCGTCTTACCATTGTTATTTGGCAACATTAGGTCAAATGGTTGCCAAGCCCAAAACTCACCTACATCTTTCGCTGTGATTCCAGCAGCTACTAACGGAGTACGCTCCCTAGCAATCTTTGCAGCCCTTCTAGGCTCGTCTGCTCGAATCCCAACCCAATCCATGTTTTCGTTATGCTTCCAACCCTTAGCCTTCAGAAACTTATGAATTGACCTGATTTTTAGCTCAATGGTGCAAAACCGAGTTACAGGATTAGGTAGATATTTCTTCTTAACAATCAACTGCTCAAAAGGCTCACCGTTTCTGCTGGCTGTCTCAAACGTCACCTCAGCAAACTTAGGATCGTCAGCCCGATATTCCACCCAATGAATCGGCACATTCCAGTTTACTGAGCAGTCTCGGACAAACTCTAAGGTAGCTTCTTCCTCTTTCCCGGTATTAGCAAAGCAGACAATAGCCTCATCAGGTAGCCCATTGTTAGCCTGTAGAACCCGCCAGAGCAGATAAGCACTTGTCCTACCACCAGAGAAACTGATAACGGTAGGCTCATCAATAACAAATGGGTTTCTCATTGAGTAATCCGGTCTAAACCACGATTAGAAGCCTATGGTCTTGCAAATTCACCAAACAATTTTTCTGCTGCAATTCTGTATGCTTTTGCAGCATCTTCAATTTTTTCAAAAGATCCAAGGTTGTAATGTTTTTTATCTTTACTAATTTGAGCCACCCATTTACTTGTATCTTTCCGCCAAACAACACCTTTATAACCGCTAGTATTTGCTTTGGAAGTAACGCTATTTGCGGTATTCAGACTTTGATTAGCCTCTCTTAAATTTTCAATTCTGTTATCAAAAGAATCACCATTTATATGATCTATACATTTTGGCAAGTATCCATGATGCAAAAGAAATATTGCTTGATGCAAATAAATCGGATTCCCACATACATTTAACCTAATGTATTTTTTGCCTCTACTGACAGTATTTACCCATCCAGCAAAAGTTCCAGCTTTTTTCCCACCAGAATTAAAGTTCCTAACTAACTGACCATCTTTGTAGGAAAAATATTGTTTTAGCAATTCTTGAGTAATCATCTCACCGCCTTATCAATTGACCTGTTGCTGGCTTCCTGAGTACGGTACACATCGATCCTAGCCTGTGCTGCTACCAGCATCCATCTAAGCCCTTCAGCCTTCTCTACAGCCGCTTTAAGCCCATCTAGCACCGCTAAGTAATCTGGATGGCTATATGCCTGATTCTCCCGATCCGCTACGGTATTCCCGATAGCCGAACTAAATAACATGGCTTTCTTGCTTTTACGAAATTCCTCTAAGTAAGTCACCTCAGCCTTAGCTTGAGCATAGGCTTTGGCATTCTTAATCATGTAGTTGATTGCTTCGTGAGGATCGATTGAGTTCATATTTATCTAAATTTTCTTAATTTATTTTGTTGGATTCCATATCCAACGCCATGCCCTAAATCTATTTTATTTTTGTCATCAAATAGGCTTTCTCCATATTCCCATCCAACAACATCAGCACCACCATCATCAACAATAGCCAGTATGTACACATCACAAGGGCTATCTTTTTTCTTTAACGTCGCAAGCAATCTGCCGTTTTTATGCCTTGTTGACTTTACATCTATCGTTTTCCCTTTAGAAACTAAATCATGACCGCCGTTTCTTGGGCTAACTGATAAATCAACGCAAACATTCAACATCTTTGCTACGCAATACTCAGCAACTACACCATCAATATCTATTGACCAAACGCAATCATTTCCTACTTGCTGGTCTTTTACATTCTTCATCGCTACAGAACGCCTCATAACGCCTAACGTTCTGCAAATAAATAGTTCCTCATCCGTAAGATTAACTCTCATATCTCATATTTCTCAATATAAATATTTCTATCAAGAATCATTCTTCAATAGTTTCCGAACAAGCAATCCTTACAGCCTTAACCGCAGCCTGTGGATTCGACACTACTGCTACCTGACCTCGCCAAGTTTGATGCCATATCACCTGATCCGGTGTCAGCTTGGCTTTCTCGTCTTTCTTTATTTCTAACAAAATGTTCTTGCCACGATAGCCCACCAGAATATCAGGGCAACCTTGACCGACTCCATGTAAGTGCTGGACATCCATTCCTACCCGCCGGAGTTCCTTGACGATCTGCGTCTGTGTTGAATCTACTCGCTTGAATGTCACTTTGTTACACCCCATTGATTTGAACGATTGTGCCGACGCATACTTTGACCAATCAATCCACCACGCTTCCTATCTATATTTGACAATCTTTTCAACCTAATATCATCGTTATTTTTCGTTGATTCGGTATTTAAGAAAGTCATCCAGTTTAATGTTTCAAGGTCTTTTGACTTATCCGTATCCCATAACCGATCAGCTAGCGGCTTTAAGTAACAGCCTACAAAAGCCTGAACGCGCATTTTGTTAGACTTAGGTTGACGTTTTAACGATTTCTCAGGAACATCAATCCCATAGACTCGTAACCAATTCCACAGAACACCAACTGTTACGTCCTTGCGAAACGCCTTAATTAGCATTGCGTCATAAATTCGTTGCTTATCCACGCCAATCCCCTTTTTTGCCACGGTTTCCTAACGACCATTCTCTACGACAATCAGCCTCTAGCTGGTCAGCCGCCTTATGCCCACGTTTCTGCCTAACAACGCTCAGGTACTTTAAGGCTGAATCCCTGTCTGCTGTCCTCCACGCTAGTACAGCCCTGACTTCACATTGATGCCTGTATTCCTCAGTCTCTAAAACGTCCATTGTTGTCAAAGTCCTGTGGTCTTGATCCTGCCGATTCAACAAACTGCTGGCTAGCTTGGTGATACCAAAGCTGATACCACTCCTGAGCCTCACCGTTACGCTGCTTCTCGTTCATTAAGAACGTATCGCCCTGTGATTCATCCACAGTTTCGCCACGGTTTCGCTGGTTTTCCTTCTTTTTGTTGCGCCACACAAGAAAGACGTTATCAACCTGATCGCTAATAGAGCCAGAGCCTTTTAAGTCGTTTTTATTCGGAGTTACCTCGTCACTAGCCTGTTTCCGGATATGGTGGACTAGGTGAATGTGTACGTTATGATCTCTAGCCAAAGCCGTTAACTCATCGATAAAGCCCTTCTGACCGTTAAAGTCATCCTCGTTCTTAACGCACTTCATTAGGGAATCGATAAAAATATGCTGGACTCCTAGTTCTACAGCGCAATATCTCGCCATAGCAATAACCTTGTCCGGGCTAGTCGTTCCCTGCTGATCGTAAAGATAAAGATGGTCAACTGTAAACTTATCCATCCGAGTCAGAATCTTCGTGATGTAACCCTCACGGTCTGATACCAGCGGATCATCAATAAATTCTCCTGAGAACTGTCGCAACATCCTCTCTAGCGTCTTAATCGGCTTCATCTCGAAACTAGCAATACATACCTTTTGGTTCTGCTTCACTAGGTGCAGAGCAATCTGTCCGGTCAACAGCGACTTACCGCCACCGTTAGAACCTGCGTAAACCGTTACCTCTCCCGGTCTGAACGCAAAGGAATCGTGAGTCTTGCTCCAAGGTAATAGTATTTTTGCATCTCTAGTGGTGCTGAGATAGCTTTCCTTTATGTCATCGAGGAAGTCTCTAGCCTGTTTAACCTTTAGCGTTACATCATTAGCGTGAAGGTATTTCTCTACGTCAATAGAATCAGACTTGATAATCCTCAGCCGTCTCGCTTCGTCTAACTGTTCTGCTCTCTGCTCCAGACTCATCTCGTCTCCCTAGTTCGTAAAGTTTATGCAAAGCAAATACGCTACCTACCCAAAACCCCGGTGCTACTTCAGAGAAGCCTAACTCAATCAGCTTTGATTCAGTCATCTTTTCTCACTTCCATCATGGCATCGGCGATTGAATAGGCAAGTGCTGCTTGCTCATAACCGTTCCAAACAGGGTCACTCTCAAAGTTCATCGCTAGTGACTGCATAATCATCCCTGCAAACCAGTCGCGCAAATCCATGCCATCTTGCGTAGTGATGTGACCGTTATCCTTCAACGTAGGAAATGCTTTCATCCTCATGTTTCCTCCTATAAATAACTTACCGCTTCGTTAATTCGCGTAAAAGCCGTTTTAAGCCGTTTTTTATCCACGTCTGATACCTGCCTACCCTCAGCCATATCAAACGCCGCTATCGACGTAATAAGCGCCTCAAATTGGATTATTTTCATTAGGTCTGTGGCATAAAACGGTCTACGGACTGGTTTATTCGTTTCGCTAGGCATAAAAGATTGATCTTTAGGAAACAGATCAGTCAAGTCCATACCGACTGCACTAACGACTTCGTAAGCCGAGCAACCAGCAAAACACTTCAGCAGAATCCGTCCGTCATCAGTCTCAGTAATCGCTAGGCTAGGACGCTTATCCTCATGCGCTGGACAACAGGCTACCCAATGACCACGCTTACCTTGAACCTTCTCCAGCTTGTTTAGGAAATCTCCAATCATTTCAGAATCCTCCCAAAAGGAAGATTCGGCGTGCTGGAGACCGTAATTTCATCTTCCCAACGTCTAGCGTTAAGCCATGAGGCAGGATAAGGAACATACGTTAGGTCATCAGTATCTAATTCCTGAATTATTATGGCTTTAGCAATTTCATCAAAAAGCTCATCAGTCATATCCAGCTTGCTAAATGCTTTCCTAGCAGCCTCTTTAGCTACCCTTTTAGGATAAAGTTTCCAAAATTCGGCAAAATAATCTCTGGTAGTCTCTGTATTTAATGTGATCTTGCAAGGTTTATCTAATCGATCTTGCAAAGGTTGCGAGATGGAAGAACGCAACATTGAGTAATTTGGTCTGTAGTAAAGCGTCTGATCCCAATGGTTTTCGCTCTTACGTTCAGCGATAAGTAATCCATCTTCACGAAGACGTTTCAAAATTGAAAATATTGTTCGCTCAGACCAAAACGGAAACTGCTTTTTCCACTCAGGAATCGAGTTATAGACCCATGTATAGCCATCATCATAGGTTTTTGCTTTGTTGCACCAGTAATGAACCTGCTGGATAACGATTGCTTCATTTAGACCATATAGCTCCGCAAGAGTAGGAAGCACCACTAACGGATACTCGTCAATAAGAACATTCATAGCTTTTTTCCAATAAAAAAAGCCCTAGGAGAGACTCTCACCGAATTACCGGCGTTGGCGGACTGGCACGTACCAGCAGAGTCCCTTCTAGGGCTTACGTGAACACGCCGCCAAGCGTGTGCAAATCATACCTTCGGGTTTCTTCTTTCGCAAGTCTTACAAACATCGCTATTGTTGTACTGCGCTAACGATCTTGTTTTTTTGCAAACAGAGCAAAGCCGAGTACTAAAGTTATAAATCGTTTCCGTTCCATGTGAATCGGACTTTCGACGCAAGGGTTTTGAAGGGTCTATTTCCAATGGGTTGACCTCTAGGGCTAGTTTTAGGCAGAAATCTTTGTACTTCTTTAGGTTGCTCTTTTGGTAAGTCTTTTTTCTTAACCATAATTGTGCCAGAGTTAGGGTGTTTCATAATAGAATGTTTCTATTGGGATATGGATTCCTATTAGAAATGTTTTTACACACAAGTCTTGAATCGGTTTAGTATTTCGGAACTGCAACTAGGAGATTAAATTATGGATAAGCAGGGTTACGAGCAGTTCTTAATTGGTACGCTACAAGACGGGTTTCCCGGCGAGTTGACCGCTTGTTTCAAAGATACATTAAAACAGTCACGCGAGGAACGGTTAGAGGAAGAACTTTGCATCCTCCTTGAGACTTGCGCTGTGTTCCAGTCCGATCCACTAAAGTTGCAAGCAGCTATCCGTCGCAACATGGTAGGTATCGTTAATCGACTGGTCAAAGAATCTACACTTCCTGAATATGTTGAAACTCAGGAAGATATTGATAGAGATCGTGGTGACTGGCTCTATCAGGAAATGAAAGACAGAGAAGCGGAGGGAAGATGAACCCTAGCCGTACAGAAATCGATAACTGGCAACTCGCTGAAATTGTCTATGCTTTGCGTCTATTGATTGATAGAGTAGAACGCAGAACAGCATCGGATGAAGATAAACAAATTGTCTACATGGCTTATCGTGCGTTAGAGAATACTCCTCACGTTATTAAGCAGATCGTAGACGAACTAGAGAGAGGCAACCAATGAAAAAGCTATTCAATCCAGACGATAAACTGGCAGACTTTATCGACCGTCATGCTGGTGCTGTGTTAGCGTGTATGCTGTTACTAGCGTTACTAATGGACAGCTTTGCATGAAGAAAACATTCCCTTGTATCTTAGACAAAGATTTTAAATATGTTCCGTCAGGCAAAACGAACATTCGCAAGACTTTCGACCGTATTCGCAAAGAGCAAAAGGAGGCTTCAACGGTACAAACTACTACGCAAACACAATCTCACAATATCATTTTCAATAAGAAATTCGCTAAGGGATAAATAAATGGATAACCAACTAGATAACAGACAGCAGGAACAAGACGAACATCAGCAATGGATCGTTTACCAGAAGCTACAGACAGCCAGAGTCAAGTTACAAGGCGTAAAGTTAGAGAAGTCCGGTCACAATAAGTTTGCTGGCTATCGGTACTTTGAACTCGCTGACTTCCTGCCTACTGTAAACAATATATTCGCTGAACTAGGTCTTGCTCATACGCTAGAGTTTACGGATACGTTAGCATCAATGTATGTCATTGATACAGAGAACGGTGGTCATGCAAAGTTTACTTGCCCTATGGCTAATGCTGAACTTAAAGGATGCCATCCAGTACAAAACCTCGGAGCATCGATAACGTACATCACTCGTTACCTGCTGGTTATGGCTCTGGCTATCTGTGAACACGATGCCCTAGACGCTACTACTGGTGCTGATGAGCCTCGTTCTGCAAAGCCGATCACTAAGTCGGTATTCGATACGTTAGACGAACAATCTCAGAACGAGATTAAAAGCTATGCAGCCGACATCATCATGATGATTCATAAGGATAGGGTCGGAGAAGCAGTCGAGTACATCAATAGTCTGGAGCTAGATGCTGACTGGAAAACAGCACTCTGGAGCCAGTTAGATAGTAAACAGCGTAGTGCAATCAAGAAATTCGCTCAAGGATAAAACATGGAATACGACAATACAAACAAAGGTACTTTAGGCAAGAACCATAACAAGAAGTCAGATACGCATCCTGACTATTCAGGTCAGATCAACATCGATGGAACTGATTACTGGCTATCAGGCTGGCTTAAAGAGTCTAAGAAAGACGGTAGCAAGTTCTTCTCTTTAGCGGTTAAGGCTAAAGATTCAAAGCCTTCTAAAGCTCGTCAGAAGGATGATTTCCAGGGTGATGACTTAGCTGATGTGCCGTTTTGATGAAAGACTATTTTGCTGAACTTAGGGCAAAAAGAAAGGCTTTAGGTCTTTGCGTTTCTTGTGGCAAACACCCTGTTCCTTGCGAACCATGTAAATTACGAAACCGTGAATACATGAGGCGTAAACGAGCAGGGATACCGCAAGAAGAAAAAACAAGACAATGGCACTCAAAAAGACACTATTACTTAAAGTATAAGTATGGAATCACAGAGCAACAGTATGATGAACTGTTTAAGTTGCAAAGTGGTAAATGTGCGATTTGTCAGTCAAGCGAAACAAAAGATAAAAAGAGGCATAAATTGATGGTGGATCATTGTCATACAACTGGAAAAGTAAGGGGGTTGTTATGTTCATCATGCAATAAAGCAATAGGACTTATGAGCGATTCTCCTAAAACGCTTTTAGCTGCAATAAAGTATTTGAAGGATAACGGTCATTGATTACGGACGAAAGCTAACGAGTACCGGATAGCACCACCGGACGAGAGAGCGTTAGTGAGTAGTCCACCACTACGGGGGAAAGCTAATGCTAGTTTGCCGATTAACAAATCGTCAAGGATAGAGCTAGTGCTGCGAGTACCCCACCTTTTCCCGCCTAGCTGTGAGTGGCGGCAATAACTCCAGCAGCATACGCAATGACTCCTTTACGTGTTTGCTCCCTCGTTGTGAGTATGCTGACTGCCGGGAAAGACCGGCTTAACTAACCGAGGAACCCATGAAACTACTAGACTTTCTAAAGAAGCAATTTGACATTAAGAATGACCGCCAACTAGCCCTAACTATGGGTGTTCGTGCGCCAGCAATCAGCAAGATTCGTAACGGACACACCACGATTACCGCTGATTTCATTCTTAAAGTGCATGAGACTTTCGATATTCCTATCAAAGAGATTAAGGCAATGATATGAGTTACGAACAGACTGAACTACTGGTAGTCCGTTGGGGGGAAGCCAGAGGCATTATCCAGAACTCAGATAGCAAGACGCAGTTACTCAAGGCTTTTAGCGAAATGGGGGAACTAGCTGATGC